TCCAAAACCATTTACTTAATTCTTCTTTATCCATGCTATTTTAATATTTTTTTAATGTCTAAATATTTAATTTCTAACTGATTAATATCTATAGAGTATAATTCTGGACTTGATTTTAAATCTAAACTGAAAGAACTTGTGCATAAATATGAATGAGAAATAAAAAAATCTCTATCGTTATGAGAAAATATATTAAATTTGAATATTTCTCCTTTAATAAATTTGTCCAACTCATTGACATTTGATGAGTAATTTGATTCTAAATAACTATATATCTTATCATAAGAGCAATTGATACCATAAAGAGAACAATGTATGATTAATAATAATTCACTCTTACCAATGTCAGGTAAAATAGCTTCACTGTCATTAATATTATAATATATTGAATTTAATCTTGATAATTTATTACGACGAACATAAGATTTATCATATAATAGATATAATAATTCTGGTTGTGTTGTATCATTTGCTACATAACAAGATTTTAATATGTCCAAAAACCATTTAATAGATTCATTCTTTGTCATCATCTGTAATAAAAACTTTATTTGTAATCTCTATATTTTTTACAAATATACTAAATTATATCCTATCTAACAAATATAAATGTTCAACATGAAAAATTAATATATAACTACATGAAATATATTAAACAATATGAAGAAAAAGACTATATTCCACATGTTGGCGATTATGTTCTATGTCATACAGAATCTGACACAAAGGATAAAGATACTTTTAATCACACGATAGGTTATTTTGATAGAATGTTTTCAAGCTATTATGTCATAAGATTTGATAAAAAACAGGAGATGAAACAAGGTAATAGAATATATGCAAAAAATGATTTAGATAAAATATATTTATATGCTTATAAATATGAAGTTATATATTGGTCTAAAAATAAAGAAGAGTTAGAATTAATATTAACCGCAAATAAATTTAACCTTTAATAACTATGAATTATAAAAATAAGTATTACCTTTGTAGACTAATAATTAATACTAAGTCTATTATGAAAATGCACAACAAAGAAATTATTAAATATGCTATTCGATGGGCAGTAATTGCATATGTTTTTCTTTCTATTTTATATATTTCATATATTCATTTTATTCATTAACATCACATTATGAAACTAACACTTGGAAATTTATTAATTATAACTACAATAGTTTTTACATTATTTGTAGATTTTATATATATTGTAAAGTTTGGTAATCCATTTATATCTCAATTTGGTGGATATTATCAAACATTTGTATATATTACGCTAGAATTTATTATAGTATTTTCTTTAGCATGGGTAGTTAGTTTTATTATAAAACATTGGAACACTGAATTATAAAAAAAGTTCAACTTAATTATAAGTTGAACTTTTTTGTGTTTATATATCTCTCTGCATTATCTATATCAAATGAAAAGTATTCAATCTCACTATCATCAAATACAATAACTTTTACATCATTAATCTTGGATATCCAAACTCCATCAGGTATGTCATCATATGTTACAGCATATTTATATTTAATATTCCAATTATCTTTTACTATCCTACCTATTTTATTCTGTATAAATTCCTGTTGTTCAGATTTATTATTATTATAAAAATTATTCATATCATTATCAGAATATGAACACACCACATAATCTCCTAATGATGGTTCATCAACAATCTCTATTAATTTTAATTTTTTCATATATTGAACTTTTTAGAATTAATTATTGACTCAATAGTATCTTTATCACTGTTCCAATTTATTATCTCTTCCCTTTTAAAAACTATAATTCTTTCATTATCAATAATATTGTTCCATAAATCTCCTGGTATATTATCAAAAGTTATAAAATAAGAATATTTACCACCATCATAATATTTAACAATTTTACCAATTTTATCTTTTATGAAATCGTTATATTTATCAAATTCACCAATATCACCACATGAACAAATGACATAGTCTCCTACCTTTGGCTCAGATTTAATCTCTTTGTCTTTCATATATTAAATTTTTTAGATATTAATATCAATTCTAATTCTTTTATATCTTTACTACAATATTCAATGTCATAAATATCTCTAGATAATTCAAGATAAACATCAGAATAATTATCATCTTTATCAAGACTCAATAACTCTTTTATTCTAACAGGAGCATCTTTATATTCAATGTCATATATAACTTCATTATTTCTTTTTCGACGTCTTATTCTATAAATTTTACCTACATGAGAGTTTAAATAATCTCTTTGATAATTACTGTCGATATCTGAATAATCAACATCATCATTAATTATTACATAATCACCAACTTCTGGATTATCTTTATTTAAACTATCGTTAAAATTATTTATTTTCATATGTTAATTTTATTCAGTGGTCACAAATTATTCTATAATTTACCGCATTATGATGTGACCACAAAGATAATAAATATTTTTCAATTATGAAAATTATAAATTAAATTTTCTTGCCATTACTTTTTCTGGATATTTAATCGCAAACCATTCTCTATATTCTCTTAAATCTGAATACGGTAATTCATTACCTGTACATTCTAAATCTACTAAGCTTTGAGGTAACTCAGGTAACTCTGTTAATTTATTATTTGAACAATCTAAAAATTCTAAACCATCAGGCAAATTAGGCATTGATGTTAATTGATTTCCTGTACATTGCAAATCTCTTAATGTGCTTGGTAACTTAGGTAATGAAGTTAATTTGTTATTCATACAATATAGTTCAATTAATATGTCAGTAAGATCAGGTAACTTAATTATTCTATTATCTGAACAATATAGATATTTTAATGAACTTGGTATTTTATCTAACTTATTCAAGTCATTTTCAGAACAATTTAATGTTATCAATGTATTCGGTAACTTAGGCATTAAAGATATTGGATTACTCTCGCAATCTAAAATTTCTAATTTAATAGGTAATTTTGGTAAAGATTTTATATTATTATTAGCACAACTTAAATATGTTAATGTATCAGGCAACTCTGGTATTTCTGATAATCCACTAAATGAACAATTTAATTCTGTGGTCACACTCTCAAATTTCTTTATGTATTTCATATTATATGTTAAATTTTTTAGACATTCCCTGAGGAGTTTTAGAAAACCATTTCTTATATTCATCTAAATTATCATAAGGTAAATTATTATCAGAGCAATTCAATGTTATTAATGTATCAGGTAACTCTGGTAGTTCTTTCAAATTATTATTTGAACAAGATAAATATCTTAATGACTTAGGTATAAATAAAATTTCATTTAAAAGATTATATGAACAATATAATTCTTCTAATTTATCAGGTAAATGTGGTAAATTTGTTAAATTATTATATGAACAATCCAATGATTCTATTGTATTGGGTAATTTAGGTATCTCTATTAAATGATTTTTGTTGCAATATAAATATTCTAATTTTCCGGGTAATTCTGGTAATTCATTCAATTTATTATTAGAACAATATAATTCTAATAAAGTATCAGGTAATTTTGGTAACTCAGATATATTATTTTTAAAGCAATCTAAATATTCTAATCTTATTGGTAATTCTGGTAAATCCATTAACTTATTATTACCAGAATAAAGTATTCTTAAATTTTTAGGTAACTCAGGAAAGATTTCAAATTTATTGTTACTAAAATTCAAATTTAATAATGTACTAGGCAATTTTGGTAAATATGTCAAATTATTGTCTTTACATACCAAATGTTCTAAGCCTTCATATAACTCTGGTAATTCAGATAACCCGCTAAAAGAATAATCCAACTCTGTTTCAACACTCTCAACACTCTCAAATTTCTTTATATACTTCATATTATATGTTAAATTTTCTAGCCATGGCTATATCTGGAAATTTATTATCAAACCATATTTGGTATTGTTCTAAATTTTCATAAGGTAAATCATTACCCAAACAATTTAAATATATTAATGACATAGGTAACTCAGGCAACTCAGTTAATTTGTTATTTGAACAATCTAATTCTCTTAATGTACTAGGTAAATCAGGTAATAATTCTAACTTATTAAAATTACAGTGTAAATGTTTTAACGTATTAGGTAAATCAGGTAATGATTCTAATTTATTACCAGAACAATAAAAATATACTAATGAATCAGGTAACTCAGGTAATGAAGATAATTCATTATTTGAACAATATATTTCTCTTATATAATGAGGTAATTCTGGTAATGAAATTAAACTATTTGACATACACCTCATCATTTTCAAACTATTAGGTAACTCAGGTAATGATTCTAATTTATTAAAATTACAAAGTAAATTTATTAAAGTATCAGGCAATTCTGGTAATGATTCTAATTTATTGCTGTTACAATTTAACACTTCTAATGTGCTTGGCAACTTAGGTAAATATTTTAAATCATTATAAAAACATGATAATTTTATTAATCCATCAGGTAATTCAGGAATTTCTTTTAATCCTGCTATGGAATAATCTAAATCTTTTATTATTGTATAATATTTGTTTATGTATTTCATTTATATTTTATATGTTAAATTTTTTAATCATTGAATTAAAGTACCATTCTTTGTATCCTTCTAAACTATCATAAGGTAAATGATTTCCTTTACAATATAATAATGTTAATGTATCAGGTAACTTTGGTAGTATTTTTAATTCATTGTAACCACAATCTAAATATTCTAATTTATCAGGAAGTTTTGGTAAAGTTTCTAATTTGTTACAACTACAATCTAAATATATTAATGAATCAGGTAACTCAGGTAGCTCAGCCAATCTATTATTATAACAATATAAATGTTTCAACGTATCAGGTAACTCTTCTCTTAGTTCAGTTAATCCTCTATTAGACTTATATAAAAATTTAATTTCTTTCTCAAAAATTTTAATGTGTTTCATATGTTAAATTTATTTGCATTAACTACCTCAGGATGATTAATATTCAGCCATTCATTATATTCCGCCAGATTTTTAAAAGGAGCATCATTTCCTTTGCAAAATAATTCTTTTAATGTGACTGGTAATATTATAGGACATTTAATTAATATATTATAATCAAATGATAAATATTCTAATCTACTTGGTAACTCTGTTAATTTTTCTAAATTATTATCATAACATGACAAAATTCTTAATGATTTTGGTAACTCAGGTAACTTAGTTAATTTATTATCTGAACAATACAATTCTTCTAGCCCATTTGGCAACTCAGGTAGTTCAGTTAATCTATTGCCATAACAGTATAATTTAATTAATGTTTTAGGTAATTTTGGTAATGTGCCTAATCCGTTAGCATTATAATATAATTCTTTCACTACTTTTTCAAACATTTTAATGTATTTCATGTGAGTATATATTATATTTCAATTGTCAAATCCTTATATTGAAAAACTCAGTTAAAATTAATTAACTGAGTTGTTTATTTTTATTCATTAGCATTTACAATTGTGTTCCTGTCGTATGCTAATTTTTGTTGTCCTGATGAATCTACATATAATTCTTTTGTGTAAGATTGATAAACATGAGTAGATGATGAGAAATCCAATCCACCACTAGTACTAAATGAATCAAAAATATTATTCATTCTAAAATAACTTCCAATCCTATTATTTTGAAATAGATTTCCAATACTATTATATCCAAAATTACTACCAATAGTATTATAATTAACAAAATTTCCAATAGTATTACCATAAAAATAACTATCAATACTATCATTTCTAAAATTACTACCAATACTATTATTTATAAAATTACTACCAATACTATTATAATAAAAATAACTTCCAATACTATTATAATAAAAATCAATACCAATACTATTATATGCAAAATTACTACCAATACTATTAGAATTAAAATTACTACCAATACTATTATATCCAAAATTACTACCAATACTATTCATTCTAAAATTACTACCAATACTATTATAATAAAAAACACTACAAATATTATTCATTCTAAAATCACTACCAATATTATTAGAATAAAAATCACTACCAATACTATTAGCATTAAAATAACTACCGATACTATTAGAATTAAAATAACTACCAATACTATTATAAAAAAAATCACTACCAATACTATTAGCATTAAAATAACTACCAATACTATTAGAATAAAAATAACTACCAATACTATTAGAATAAAAATTACTACCGATACTATTAGAATTAAAATTACTACCAAAAATGACATTATTTGAATTATATAATATTTCTATATTTGAATTAGGAAATTGAATAATATTAGAATATGCTGTTTCATAATTACTCCAATCACTCCACATATTATAATCAGTATATTCGGTTGAACATGATATTCTTAAATTACCAACAGATAAATTATCAGGAAAGATACTAATATAACTTAAATTATTCCATTCAAATAACTTCCAAACTTTTTCATTGTCTTGACTTGGATCTACATTGTATGTATTATTAGTTATACAAATATAAATATTTAATGAATCTTTATATGAAACAACACTATTTCTAGTATAGGTTATTCCTGAAATCCAACTATTAGTAACATTTATTTGCCATCTTCTAAACTTAGCTTGTCTAAAATCAAAAGGAATATCATTATTTTGTAATGTATCTATTCTTCTATAAATATATCCCTTTGTACAACCTGGAATCATAACTTGATCATTTTTATGATTGTAATAAATTACATCCTGAGGATATAAAGTAGAATAAGCTTCTGGTTTCAATGTATTTAATCCACTAGCTGTAACTAATAACGGTTCAATGATACCAGTAGATAAATAATCATTTGGATATTCAAAAACCTTTGTATCACTCCAATAATTAGGTGATTCATTAGTTGCTATAAATGGAACTCCATCACTTACATAACCTACATTACTAAAATCATCATCAGAGTTTTCATCAGGATTATTAGTTTTAAATAAGTAATATATGATATATTCCTTTCCTATTTCTAAATTATTCCAATATTCAGTGTACGGTATTACATGTACTGTCTGATAATCAGTTATTAAATATGAAGAATTTATTGTTAATCCACTATTATTTATTAATTCACTCAATTCATTATATGTAACATTAGTTACTACACTTCCAGTACTTCCTGTATTTGATGTACCATCAACTCCTGATGTACCATTTAATCCATTTACACCTGAAGTTCCAGATGCTCCAGAATTTCCGTTTCCAGTTGTTCCTGTCATTGCATAAACTTCATTAAAATTGTTATTAATTTTAATGAATGAATCTCTTAGATTATCACCAGTGCCGTCATTAGGATATGTGCCGATATTAATTGTTTGTTTGCTCATTAATATTTTTATTTCTATATATTAAAAAACTCAGTTAAAATTAATTAACTGAGTTGTTTATTTTTATTCATTAGCATCTACAATTATCATCTTGTCATATATTAACTTCTTATTACCTGATGAATCTATGTATAATTCTTTATTGTATTGATTGTAAACATGAGTAGATGATGAAAAATCCAATCCACCACTAGTACTAAATGAATCAAAAATATTATTCATTCTAAAATAACTTCCAATCGTATTATAATAAAACAAACTTCCAATACTATTATTTTGAAAATTAATTCCAATACTATTAGAATTAAAATTACTACCGATACTATTATTTATAAAATTACTACCAATACTATTATAATAAAAATAACTTCCAATAGAATTGTAATTGAAATAACTTCCAATATTATTATCATAAAAACCACTTTCAATAGAATTATTCTCACATGAAATTCCTATTGTGTTATTTCTAAAATAACTTACAACATTATTATTATCAAAATTCCTTCCAATGTTATTAGAAGAAAAACTACTTACTATTATATTATTACTAAAACTACTTCCAATTGTATTATTACTAAAAATACTTCCAATAATATTATATTGACACCCTTTTCCTATGCTATTTTGATAATATCCACTTCCAATTGTATTATTCATAAAATCCATTCCAATTGTATTATTATTAAATTCACTTCCAATAATATTATTTCGAAAATTGCTTCCAATATTATTACCATCAAATCCACTTCCAATTGTATTACAATTGAAATCACCACCAAAAATCACACTATTTGAGTATCTAATTAAGTCCCCATATTGTGAATTAGATGAGCCTATTTTATTTGAATATGATGATAAATAATTAGTCCAATCACTCCACATATTATAATCAGTATATCCTGTTGAACACATAATTTCTACATTATTACCAATATAACAAGAATCTGGATAAATACTTATATATGATAAATTACTCCATTCAAATATCTTCCAAAAATTATCACTATCTTGAATTGGATCAATATTAGTTACATTATCAGATAAACATATATAAATATCTGAATTTCCACATAATACTACATCATTCCTATTATAAGTAGTACTTGAAATCCAAATGTTAGTGACATCAATCTGCCATCTTCTAAATTTTACATTCCTGAAATCAAAAGATATATCATTATCATGTAAAGTATCAACTCTTCTGTAAATATATCCTTTTGTGCATCCAGGTGTAATAATTTGATCACTCTTATGATTATAATAAATTACGTCCTGAGAATATAAAGTAGAATATGCTTCTGGTTTTAATGTATCAACACTACTTGATGTTACTAATAAAGGTTCAATTTGTGAAGTAAACAAATAATCAGTTGAGTAATCATATACATAAGTATTATCCCAATAATTAGGATATTCATTCGTTGATACAAATGGAACACCATCACTTAAATATCCAACATTACTAAAATCGTCAGATTCATCATCAGGATTATTGCTTTTGAATAAATGATATATAATATATTCTTTACCTATTTGTAAATTGTTCCAATATTCTGTATTAGGTATAATATGTACTGTCTGATAGTCAGTAATTAAATAAGATGAATTTGTTGTTAATCCACTATTATTTATTAATTCACTCAATTCATTATATGTAACATTAGTTACTACACTTCCAGTACTTCCTGTATTTGATGTACCATCAACTCCTGATGTACCATTTAATCCATTTGTTCCATTAAATCCTGATGTTCCAGATGTTCCAGAATTTCCGTTTTCTGTTGTTCCTGTCATTGCATAAACTTCATTAAAATTGTTATTAATTTTAATGAATGAATCTCTTAGATTATCTCCAGTTCCATCATTTGGATAAGTACCGATATTAATTGTTTGTTTGCTCATTAATATTTTTATTTCTATATATTAAAAAACTCAGTTAAAATTAATTAACTGAGTTAGTTTATTATGCATTTGCATCTACAATTATCATCTTGTCATATATTAACTTCTTATTACCTGATGAATCTATGTATAATTCTTTATTATATGAATTATAAACATGAGTGGATAATGAGAAATCTACTCCAGTATAATCAAAATTAAAATTATCAAAAACATTATTCATAATAAACCCACTTCCAACTGTATTATATTTAAAATCACTTTCAATAGTATTCTGATTGAAATTATCACCAATATTATTCTGATAAAAATTATATCCAGTTGTATTTTTAGAGAAATTATTACCTATTGTACAATTAGAAAAATAAATTTTTAATATATTATTATTAAAGTTATCTCCTATTGAATTATTATTAAACACTCCATTAATAATATTACTATTAAAGTTATCACCAATAGAATTATTATATTGAAAATAATTTTTTATATCATTACTAGCAAAAGAATTTCCTATTTTATTACTTTGGAATCCA